TGTTCCAGCGCGGCCCCCACTCGTACAGCATCACGGGCCAGTTCGGGTTGATGGCCACCGGGACCCCCTCTCTCAGCGGCGGGCGTAGTTCTCCCAGGTGGTGGATCCGCGCATACCGAGTCGGTACATCTGGCGCTCCAGCACGTCCCGGAGGTCGTTCTCGGACAGGACGCTGCCTTGCACGGTGACGTTGATGACGTAGGTCGGGGCAGCGGAGCCGGCAGCAGTGCCGGATGCTGCGAGGGCGGGAGTAGCGCCAGCTGCACTGCCGAAGGCCAAGGCTGACACTCCGGCCGCCGCAACCGCGGTGGCCATCCGTGTGGAGGCCTGGGTGGCTCGTGGCGCGCTGCCCTCGATGCCGACGGCCAGGCCCTCGACGACGTGCGTTCCGATCTCCGCAAAGACCTTCGACGGTGAGGCGATCCCGAGCACCTTGAGCACGGGTCCTGGGACGACGTCCCGGACAAAGCTGCTGATCCGGCTGGCGATCCACGAGCCCATGGACCGCACGCCGTTCCACAGGCCCTCGATCAGGTTGACGCCGGCGTTCCAGAGCCATGAGCCCGCGTCGGAGAACCAGCCGGTGATGCGGCCTGGCAGAGCTGCGAGCCAGGATGCCGCGTCCTCGCCGGATCGGACGATCCACGAGAACGCGTCCGCCACCGCGTGCCAGAGCCACACCGACACCGCGGCGATCCCTTGGCCGACCGGCTCGAACACGTCGTGCCAGAGCCACATGGCGATCTGGCCGACGATCAGGAAGGTTCCTTGGACCATCGTGCGGAACCAGCCCACGTGGGTGTACGCGTAGACCAGGCCGGCTACGAGCGCGGCCAGGGCTAGGACCACGAGCCCGATCGGATTCGCATCCATCGCCACGTTCAGCAGCCACTCTGCGGCAGTCGCGATTCCATCCGCGATCGCCGAACCGATCAGCGCCGCTTTCTCTCCAAGCCAGGCAAGCGCCGCTCCGGCGGCTTTCACCCCGGCCTCGTAGGCGGCCTTGCCGGCCGCCGCGATCCACACGATCGCATCCCGGGCCGCCCCGCCGACACCACTGATCCCGGCAGCCAGACCATCCCAGACAGCCTTGCTGCCTTTCGACGCGAGGGATGCGCCAGCCGAGACACCGTCAGCGATCTTCCCGCCGACCGACTTTGCCGCACCGACCGCCGTGCTGGTCCAGCCCGAAACGGCAGTTGCGACCGACGAACCCCAGCCCGCGACGCGGCTTGCCACGGAGGCGCCGGTGTCCTTGACGGACTGCAGGAACAGCTGCGCGTCCAGTTTGGTCGGCATGACCCCTTTGACCGCGTCCGCGATCTTGCCGCCCCAACCGCTGATCGTCGACGACGCCGTTGACATGACGTCGCCGACCGTTGATGCGCCGGTCTTCAGCCCAGCCCAGCCGGTCTTGAATGCCGAGCCGATCTTCCCGAACAGGCCCTGAACGGCGGGCGTCACCTTGCCCTCGGCGTCGGTGATCTCCTTCGTCCCGAACAGGGCCTTCTTGATGCCCGAGACCTGGTCGACGATCTGCTTAGCCTGCGAGAACGGGAAGCTGACAATGTCCTTCGCGAGCCCCGCGACCGCGGTCACGCTTTTGACGGCGGCCAGCAGCCCGAGGCGCACAGTGAGCGGGATCAGGAACGCGTCGATGATCCACGTCATGATCTCCTTGTGCTGTTCGGCGAACGTGGCGATCCCCGACAGCGCAGGAGCTACCACGTTCGCCAAGACGGCGCTAACAGCCTGCAGCGCGCCCAAGATCGCACCGCCGCCGATCTTCCCGATCTCCGGCAAGATCTCCTTCGTCAACACGGATGCCAGATGGCTACCGGCATCCGCGAACTTCCTGAAATCGTCTGCAACCCCGCGCAGGGTCTTGCCGAGCTCTTGCATCGGCGTCAACTTCACCGGCCCGGCAGCGTCTCGCGACTGGCCCCGGCCTCCCGACTGCGCCGTGTGCTCCGCCTTCCCTGTGAAGCCATCCGCGATTCCGACGATCGCGTCCTTGAAGTCCTTCACCACGGGCGCGCCGCGCTGCTCCAGCAGCGTGATCAGGCTGGAGATCTTCGGGATGAAGAAGTCACCGACGCGGATCATCACCGAGTCGAAGCCGGCCCGGAGGTCCCTGAGTTGCTGACCGAGCGTCTTCTGCACCAGGCCGAAGCCCTGCACCTTGCCGGATGCGTCCGCCGTCGCACTGCCGACCGCAGTGATCGTGTCCGCCGTCGCCGAGAAGTTCGCACCAACCGTCGACAGCGCCGCGTTCGCACCCGGGGCCGTACCCATCAGCTGCTTAAGCGCCGCGGCGAACTCCGGCGTGCCCTCCTTGCCGGCCCTCGTCGCAGCCTGCGCCAGGTACTCCATCGCGTCGGTCAGCCCGTTCGGGCCGTGCAACTTCTGCGACAGGACATCGCTGTCGACACCGAACTTCTCGAACGCCTTGATCATCGGCGTCGTAGGGTTCAGCAGGCTACGCAGCGCCTGCGCCAGGTTCTGGCTGGCCCGCTGCGCGGTGAAGCCGTGGTTGGTCATCTCCGATAGCGCCGCCATGACGTCCTGGAAGGAGATGCCTGCAGCGGACGCTGCGGGCACGATGCTGGCGAACGAGGCGGAGAACTCCTGCAGGTTCGTCTTGCCATGCGCCACCGCGGTGATCATCTTGGAGGTGATGTCCGCCGCGTCTGACGCCTTCAGGTGGTAGTCGACCAGCACGTCGGTCATAGCCTTGGCGACCGTCGTGGTGTCCGCGCCTTCCGCCGCCGCACCCTGCGCCGCGGCCTTCAGCACGGTCAGGCCGTCTGCTGCGTGGTAGCCCGCAGCCTCGACGTAGTACATGGCCTGCGACAGGTCATCGGCCTTGACGCCGACCTGCCCGGCCATGTCGAGCATGCCCTGGCGGACCATGCCAATCGCCTGCGTCGACTCGCCCGCTGAGGTGACGAGCCGGGTGGTCGACGACTGGAAGGTCATCGCCATCTTCACGGACTCGACGCCGATTCCCGCAAGACCCAACGCCCCGAACTTCGCGACGCCATCGAGGACACCGCCCAGGCCGAGGAACTTGTTGCTCATCAGGTCCGAGCTCTCCGACGCCTTTCGGGCGCCGGAACTGGCCCGGGTCTCGGACACCGCCAGCTTGTCGACCGACGCAGCCAGCGCGTTGACGGCCGCCATGTTGCGGTCGACCGCGGCGGCCAGCACATCGAGGGACTCGGCAAGCGCGGCGGTGCTTTTCTCGCCGACTCCGCCGATCTCGCCAAGGCTCGTGGCGGTCTCGGAAGCCGCGACAGAAATGGCCTCCAACTGCGCTATGAACGCGTCCGCGAGACCGGACGCCTCCGCCAGCGACGCTGAAAAGGGCTCCGTGATCGCGCGCAGGGTGACGTACAGATCGCCGACTTCGACAGCCACCGCAGCCCCCGTTCGCGTCAGTCGAAGGAGCCCCATCCGGCGGTGAAAGCGCGGCCGAAGGCGACCGAGGCCTGGATGGAGGCGAGTTGGGTGGCCGGCCTGAGAAACGGGTATGTGGTGCCGTTCTTGAGCCCGGTCTCCAGGTAGAGGCCGTACTTCGAGGACTCCGTGCGGCCGCGCCTGCGGTATGGCGGCACCTGGCCCGGCCGCAGGCCGACCTTCGTCTCCCACCCGTACGCGGCCCGGATCACCGCGGTCCGGACGATCGAATCCCGCAAGGTGCCGGAGATCACCGCCGGGCCCTGGCCCGGCGACGCCGGCGTGGGCGTGCCGTACGCGTGCCGGCCGTTCGAAGCGTTGATCTTCGCCTGCTTCACGACCGCGTCCGCAGTCCCGATCAGCCCCGCGCGAGCAGCTTTGATCCCCTGCCGATCGACCGCTGCGAGGACCGCCCGGATCGCCGCCCCGCTGAATTCGCCTTCCACAGCCACGAGTTCACCCCCGCGCGGAGCGCTCGTTCGCAGCAGTTTCCGCCTGACGACGGATCACGATCAGATCCCACGTGTACCGGCGTACATGCATGGGCGTGGCCTGGAGCTCCTGCCAGGACCAGCCCATCTCCCTCATGACCTCGAAGTCGATGAGTTCCTCGGGTGGGGGGCCGGACGACCACGTGCCCTCGTAGATCGACTCTGCGGGCCAGAGCACATCGGTGAGATAGGGGTCGTCCAAGCCCCCTACGCTTCCGGGGACTGCTGCCCCTGCGCCTTACGAAGCTCCTCCGCCAGCCGCTCCTGAATGGCAAGCGGAAGCTTCGCGACCGTGTCCCCGGTGGCAGGGAGATCCAGCAATGGCTGGTCGTCGTCAAGACTCGTCGCGTCGTACACGTGCCACGCGACAACCATCCGGGCGAGCACGTCGAACGTCGCCCTCGTGACCGCGGCGCGATCGTTCTCGGCGTTGTCCGGCAGGTCCGGGGTGATTTCGTTGACGCTCATCATCCTGGGGTCGCGGATGATGATGTGAACCTTGTCGCCCGGCTCGGACAGCTCGGGAAAGTCCAGCATGATCTTGCGGTTCGCATACCCGGCCATGCGTGTACTCCTTTGAGGGATTCGGGGAGGGAAGTCCCGGCGCAGCGCTGGGCGCGTCCCCGCGCCCTCACGCTTTCCGCGCCCGTGCTGCACCGGGACTGCTTGGGCAGGCCTAGTAGGCGCTGGACTGGTAGTTCTTCAGCGTCGCCTGGACGGCCCCGCCGTCGGTCGAGTTGTAGATCCCGCCGATCGAGAAGTCGGCCTGCGCGTAGGCCTGACTGAGGTCGCGCTTGCCCTTGTAGTAGCCGCTTTTGGACATCGTCAGGGACAGAGACTGACCACCGCGGGCCAGCGGCTGGGCAAGCGCCGCCGAAGTCGGCGACTGCGTGTACTGCAAGTACAGGTTCAGGTCGGTCTGCGTGTCGAAGATCGCCTTGTACGTGCCGTCAACCTCGATCGCCCCGCCGAACACCTCTCGCGGGTTCTGCGTGCCGTCGCTGGACGGGATCGCCTCGACCGCGCGTTTGATCGTCGTATCGAGCGTCAGTCCGCGCGTCGAAGGCGCCCCCGCATTGGTCATGTTCCAGCTCCAACCCAACAATGGGTCATAGGTGCTGAAAGTCTCCGTCTGCGAGGTCTGAACGACCGACGGGAAGCCCGTGTACTTCAGCGACAGGCCGACCGCACCCTTCGGGTCGATCTTCAGCTGAAGGTCCGACAGGCGGCACCACGACGACGACAGCGTCTGCAACGTGTCGTAGTACGTCAACGAGTACGTCGGCAGCGGCGCCGTCGACTGCTTGAACACGTGCGTCGACTGCGACACCACCGCAGCACCTGACGTGTGGCCGAACTTCAGGCCACTCGCAGGCGTGGTGATCGGGATCGTGTACGGGCCCGTGCCCGTCGGCGTGCCCGTGACCGCCCACTCGATGTTCGATCCGGTGTCGATCTGGATCGTCGACCCGACCGGGATCGTCGCCGCCGTCGAGATCGACGTCGCGCCTGCGATCGTCGACGCGGACAGCGTCGTCGACACGCCCGCCGTGACCGTGTCGGGGCCGATCATCGCGACGAGGAAGTGCCCGATCAGGTCCGGGTACGGGTGCAGGTCCAGCGACCACTCCGAATGTCCCGGGCCCTGATACATGCCCTGCAGGATCGTGTCGTTGCCCCGGACGCTCTCGTCCTTGATCTGGGCGTACATGTCCTCGTACTCGCCCTTGAGGAACGGGATGCCCACAGAGGGGGCGAGCCACGTGCCGGCGGTGGTCTCACGGGCGAGGCCCAACGTGGCAAGGCGGGAAAGCTGAGTCACTGAGCGGGCTCCTCACCGGACATGGCTGCCGGCGCGGCGGCCTTCTTCTTGCTGGGGGCGGGCTCCGGTGAGGGCGGCGGAGCAGAATCGGTGACCGGCTCGAAACCGGCAATCGGGGTGGGCCACATGACGACCTCGCCGGGCCGTACGGTCGCGGGGATCGCCGGCACATCCAGGGCGTACGAGTGGGGGTTGCGCTGCGGGTAGGGAGCTGGGTTGCTCATGGGGGCCTCCGGGCAGGACGAAGACCCCCGAGCGAGTGCTGGGGGCCGAAGGGGACGGAATGGGGGCGGGCGGTCAGCCGGTGATTTCGGTGTCGTCGGCCCAGTACGAGACGGTGGCTTCCAGGTCGGCGCGGGCGTCCAGGGATCGCATTGGGTCGGCGAAGTCGACCGTGACCTCGGGCGGGTGCTCGGCCACGGACAGGAATCTGCCGCCGTGGGACTTGTCGCTGGGGAGGCCGCCGACTCGTTGCAGGACGAGGTCGATCGCGGCGTCGAGGGAGCGCTGGACCCCCTCGGCTGCGCCGGTGGCCGAGGACTGTGGCCAGATGATTCGCAGCTCGAACTGGTAACGGGCCATGCGGCGGACGTTGGCGAACCGCTCCTCGTGGAGGGTCTTGCGGATCACGTAGAGCTGGGTGGCGCGCCCGGCCGGGGTGCGCCGCCAGTACGGCTGGACGATCTCGAACGGGCCGCCGACCGTGGCCAGGAGAGCTGGCAGGCCGTCGCCGCTCGTGGTGAGCCATGAGGCTTCACGGTCGACGGCATCGGCGGTAGTGGGCATCGGTCACCTCCGGCGGCGGTGCTGTCGGCGGTGATGCCGCTTGTGGTGGTGGTGCCGTTTGTGGTGGTGACGTCGCCGATGGTGTTTGCGGTGGTGTCGGCGGTGGCTTCTGTGGGTGTGGCGGGCGGCGTGCCGACTACGGTGGTGCCCGCTTTTGTGTGCGGGGGTGGCGGCCTTGTGGCCCAGGTGGTGCTTGCCCTTCAGCCGGGCGGTGAGCTTTGCCCTGGCGGCGGGGCTGAGGTGCCGGTGTGTTGCCCGAAGTCGAGCGGACAGCTTGGCCTTTGCTGCGGGCGACAGGTGCCGATGACGGCCTTTCAGGCGAGCGTGGGCGGCCGCCGACAGATGGTGATGGCGCCGGTGAAGCCCGTGCCGGACATGCCGGTGTCCGTGGCCGCCCCCGTGGTGGCCAGGGTGGTGGCGGCCCTTGAGCCGGGCACTGATCTTGGCGCGGGTTGCGGCCGAGAGCCGGTGGCCGCGATGCGGATGGTGCTTGCCGCGCAGCGCGGCACTGATCTTCGCGCGGGTCGCCGGTGAGACCTTCCGGCCCTGGCGGTGCGTGCCTGATCCCCACGGCACGGCTACTCCCGCATATACGGCGTCAGCAGCCTCTCCGCGCGGCCCTCCAGCTCACCCGGGTCGTGGGTGGACTGGGCAGCAGCCGGGTCGATCTCCGACATCGCGATCGATGCGGCCATGTACTTACAGGCCCTCACCAGGTCCGCCGGGATGTTGACCGTGTAGCCGCCAGAGTAGGTGACGAGGATGTCCGAGCCGATCGGCAGGAACAGACCCAGTGAGAAGAAGACGTGGCCCCGGTCGGGCTCGGTGGACAGGATCTGGGCCTGGCTGACCGGCTGGCTGCCGCCGTAGGAGCGGACGATCTGCACGCTCATGTTGGAGTACGCCCACATGTCCGGGTAGCGCGGCGCGTACTCGTTCAGCCACATGTGCCGCACCAGGCTGGACGCGCCGAGCGCGTAGGCGTAGGAGCGACCCAGCGTGCCCATGAGATCGAGTGGCAGGTTGGAGGCGTCGGTGTACTCGTCCGGGTCTATCCCGGTGGCCCGGTGGGACTCGGTGACGGTGAACGGTGCCAGGCGGCGCGAGCAAATCCCCTCGCAGGCCCGTGTCGCCTCGATCATCAGGTCGGACAGGGCCTGTGGCGTGCAGTCGCGGACGAGGTCGGCGAACTGGCCCTCAGTCATCTGGGCCGGAGTGGCCAGCGGGGTGGGCGAGTCCGCCATCGTGCTACTCCCCGATCAGGTCCGCCGTGACGGTCTTCGGTGGCCGCCCGCGGCGGGGCTTGGGCGCCTCTGCGATCCCGTCGGCTGGGGAGACTTCGGCGAAGCGGGTCTCCGGGTCGTCCTGCGGGTCGTCGGCCGCGGGTGGGGCGACCTCGGTGAAGCCGCCGTCGCGGATCGCCAGCAGGGCTGTTGCCTGGTGGACGGACACCTCGATAACCGTGCCGGCAGCAGGCCACTTGTTGCCGAAGGAGTCGCTGCCGGCCTGGGTCTTGCGGATGTGCGGCATCAGGACACTCCCACCCATGCGGTCTGCGCGTTCGTGTTGGAGATCGCCGAGGGGGTGATCGTCGCGGGGAGTGCGGTCTGGCCCGTGGCGCCGACACCGAACCGCGACTGCGCAGCCGAGAGGCCGACGTTGGCGTTGACCGCGCTGTTGCCCGCGACCGCGATCTTCGGGGCGGTGGTGGCGGAGGCGACGAGGATCGCCACCCAGTAGAAACCGGGGGCGACGTACTGCGGGTTGGACAGGGCCGCTGACACCGCGCCGGGGGCACCAGTAAGAACCGCGTCGATCGCGGTCGACCCAGACAGCAGCTGGCCGGACGCGTTGTACAGGCCGACGAAGGACTGCCCGGCGGTCAGGGTCGCGGCGGCCGAGACGAGGTGGAACCAGACGTTGCTGATCTTCATGGGGGTGCGGACGTTGATCCGCATCAGGTTCACCGCCTGCGCGGTGAACGCGACACCGGCAGAGCCGCCGGCCGCCGGGTCGAAGTTCCACTCAAGCAGGTTCTGGTCGCCGGGCAGGACATCGCCCCGGGGGGCGTTGAGCTGCCAGGCGTTGCCCTGTGAATCGAGGAGGAACCCGCTGCCGCCGTAGGCGTAGATCTGCACGCCGTCCTGGGATGCCTGGCCGGGGGCGAGCGGGGATGGGAGGTTGCCGAGGCCGATCGGTGCGACCTGAGACATCGGAAGTCACGTCCTTCGGGCATGCCGCGGGCCCCGGCCGGTGTGGCGCGGGCCCCGCGGACAGCGGTCAGAGGGATACCGTCAGACGGCGGATCAGATCGGGGTCGACACGTTGGCGAGGCGCGCCGCGTACTTCGGGGCGCGCAGGGCGAAGGTCGTGTCCGAGATCACGGCGTAGGGCAGCGAGTCGGGGCTCGCCGTGGTCGGGTAGACGTCCAGGGGGACCATCTCGCGGACGTACGGGCGCACGATGTTGTCCTGGTCGCGGGAGATCAGGTAGACGTTCTCCAGGCCCTGGTTGGCCGTGGCGGAGCCGCCCTGACCGTTCCAGCCGACCGGCGGGGTCAGACCGGCGTTGCCGCCGAAGTACACGCTCGGCAGGTTGGCGGGGATGGTGGAGCCGTTGACCGGCACCAGCGCGGAGCCGGTGTCCACGATGGTGAGCGTCGGGATCGGCGAGACGCCGTCGGTCGCGGAGATGCCGACCGCGGCATCCACGTAGCCGAGCAGGGTCTCGCTGCCGGCGGAGCCGTTCGCGGCGGTCCGGTAGACCTTGTAGGAGATCGGCTGGGAGCCGTCCAGGCCGGTCGGCGTCGCGAACGACAGGCTGATCCAGGAGTTCGCGGCGCTGGTGGTGACGGATACCTCGGTGCTGGGGAGGATCTCGCCCTGCCGGGCGACGATCGCGGTAACCACGTACTTGTACGTAGTGGCGTTCGGAAGGGACGGGGTGCCGTAGGTGGTGGAGGCGCCCTGGCTCGTGGAGACCGTACCCATCGCGTAAGTGCGCGGCTGCAGGAACGAGGACTTCACCAGCGGGATGTTGCGGTAGGTCGGAACGATGAGGCCGACTTCGGCCTCGACCTCGGTGTAGCGCTGCTGGCTGATCTGGAGCTGCGCCAGCTTGGAGACGGCGGTGCTCGACATGACGAACATCCAGCTGTCATCGAACACCGATCCGGCGATGTTGCCTTCGACGAGGTCGATCAGCTCGTCCAGGCCCGTCAGGGACAGCGGGGTGGCCTGTGCGGTCAGGCCGGCGTTGGACTTGTTGATGGCGTTCTGGTTCGGGCCGGAGAACGTCGAGCAGAGGGTGTCCAGGCCGTCGAACTGGGGGAAGCCCTGGTTGCCGGTGGCGGCGGAGCTGCCCCACAGGATGCCGGTCTCGATGTCCCAGTACTGGCCCCGGATGGTGCCCTCGATTTCACGGGCACGCAGGTCGCCGATGACCTGCCGGGTGACTTCCTGCGCGTAGCCGGTGATGGCGCCCACCGACTGCAGGTGCTTCATCTGGAAGCTGTTCTGCACGTAGGTGGAGTTGGCGACCGGTCGGGCGCCGCCGTCGGCGACGAAGCCGCCGGATGCGACGGTGGTGCGCTGGTTGAAGTAGTAGGTGTCCGATTCCCAGTGGATGCTGGGGACCATGCGCACCAGCGGCGAATACCTGCGTTGGTATTCGAGGAGCATCGGGTCGATGATCTTGGGTACGAGTGCGGAGGCACCCGCCGCGGTCAGCGCTTCGCGCAGCTCGCTCGGCATCGGTGCTCACCTGCCTTTCGACACAGGCCCCGCCTGGGGGCAGAGATGGCGAAAGCCCCACCGCGTGCGCGGTCGGGGCCTTGGGGGTTCAGCGGATGACCATCTCTGCCGGGCGGCACCAGCCCTGTGTGGGCTGGCGGTCGAAGGAAGTTGAGGGAGAGTAGAGCTGGATCAGCCTCGGTTGGCGCGGTCGCCGAGGAAGGTCTGCACGACGAGCGGCTCCAGGTACTGGGCGCGCTCGTCCTTGGTGTAGGTGTGCAGCGGCTTGTCCGGCCAGTCTTCCGGCAGGCCGTAGACGCCGGCGCCACCGCCAGCGGCGGGTGCGGCGGCCTCGGCCACCGGCCGGACCAGGCCCTTGCGGGTGGGTGGCCCGTACCGTTCGACGGTCTCCTGTACGGCGAGCGGCAGCGCGGCCTTGACGCCGTCGGCGACCAGGCGGGCGATGCGCTGCTCATCGGTCTCGGCCACTGGCACGGCCGAGGCTGGGGCGGCGGGTGCCTGCTCGGCGACGGGCTCGGCGGGGGCCGGGGTGGACTCCGCGGGCTTGGGGGTCATGGCGG